GCCTTGCGCTCCGTTTGCACCCGGTTCTCCTTTTGGCCCCTGCGGTCCGGCAGCTCCCTGTGCTCCCGGATTTCCCTGCGGTCCTCTTTCTCCCTGTGGTCCTTTCATACCCTGGGCACCGGATAAATCTGTAAGGAAGGTATAAGCAGTTTTTCCTTTCACATATAACTTTGCATTATCTTCATCTTCTACATTTTCTGTATTGATTACGACAAAGCCACCTTCTTTTACCCCGTCGGTAGCAAAGCCTGCGTTCATGGCTGCCACAGAAGGGTAAGTTTTTGCAACTGCAAAAGGGTCTCCTTTCTCGCCTTTCGGTCCTTGAATACCCTGCTCGCCTTTTGCTCCTGCTGGTCCTGCCGGTCCCTGTTCTCCTTTTGCCCCTGCCGGTCCTGTTGGCCCTGTTTCCCCCTGTTCGCCTTTCGCTCCTGTTGGACCAGCCGGTCCTCGGTCACCTTTTTCACCTTTGAACTCACCGGACTGGATTGCCTCATCCAGTCCTTTTCCGTTGTACTCTACATCCGCTGCGTCTACCAGCTTAAATGTTCCGTTATTTTTCTGTTTAATCTTATCAATCAATAAAATCGGCATTCTTTTTCTCCTCCCTTATTTCACTTCTACTTTGGTGCTTCCAAGTCCGGCATTGGTACTCTTGTAAACGTCATAGCTTTCTGTATAGCCGCTTGAGTTTGTATAGTCAAATGTCTTTTCCATTGCAAAACCGCCTTCAAATCCACCTACGAAAAATGTTGGTGTGCCAAGTCTTTTTGGAAGGGCATAATAAATATAGTTTCCTTCCGCTGCATTTACGGGAAAACTTCGGGGTTTACTTCCCGAAAGTTTTTTGGTCAGTCCTTTCATAAAATCATTGTTGATAGCATCCCTCACTGCGGTACCAACTCCATAATACACCCCGTTTAAGAATGTAATTGCTGTGGTCTTGGTTGCTTTCGCATCCCTGTCATCTGTTGCGGTAAGTGTATAGGTTTTATTGCTTTTAATGCCAGCCCCTTCAATAGTCTTTGTTCTTAATTTTACATCCAGTCCAGCTCCGTCAAGCGCTGCTGTCTTTGGCTCTTTATTGTAGCCCCAATTCAATACAACTGTGTTTACAGTGCTTCCCATTTCCACCGTATTTACGCTATTGGTAAAGGATGTAATCTGGATTGGTGTATACTGTACATCATCCATCCTTTTCATCAGTTCATCAAGAGCGCTTTCCACATTGGAGTCTTTGTAGGATACTCCGTCTGCTGTGGTTGCGCCCGGATCGCCTTTCTCTCCCTTTTCACCTTTCGGACCTGCCGGTCCCATAATGCTTCCTAAATCTACTTCTCTTGCCATGTTTTATTTCTCCTTTTCTTCATATATTGCAATCAGGTGTCCGTCCCGAATTTCAAAATTTGGGGCAGCACCATCTTTGCCTCTTAGTTCTTCTGTTTGGATTAAATCTATCCAATCATTACTATCTGTATACCTCCATTGTATAGCAGTTCCATTATTCCTCAGTTCAATTTCCCTTCCGCCGGAACCGGTAGGAAGACGGATTTTGCTTCCAATCCCTTTTCCACCGGAAAGCAGCTGCAATTCATTCTCAGTAAGTTTTATATTATCCGCTTTTAAATCCAGCTTTTCCAAAATTTCCCTTAATAAGTTTTTTTCTGGCGGTGCAGTATAATCTTCCGGCCGTTGTCTTTGTTTTACTACCAATGTAATTGTACGAATAGTTCGTCCTTCTTTTGCCGTAGCAATGTAAATATAGGCTTTTATATTCTCCCCTGTGCGCAGCAAGACATCAGGAATATTTACTGATATGCAATCTATAATCTCTGCCTGCTGTATTAAGGCTTCCGTATCACTTTCACAACAGAAATGTACCTCTGCGTGGGTAACATCCGGTATCCCATATATTTCTAATTTTTGCCCGTAATCCCATTGTGTCAGTCCGGTTGCCGTGATATGCTTTTTGTACTCGTCAGTAAAATCAACCTTCAATATCATCCCTCCCCGATTATGTATTTCAATCTGCCATTCACAATCTTAAGTGGCGGAACCGGTTCCGTCGTATTATGAATTACAAATAAATGCCCTGCCTTCACTGCCATAGCAAAAACGCCCGGTTTTAAATCTAAAACAGTGGCTGTCCCATCTTTTCCCGGTGGTCCCGCCGGTCCTGTCGGTCCCTGAATGCCTTGTTCTCCTTTAGGACCTATTGCCCCTTCAGCTCCTCTCGGAATGAAAAACTGAAAAACGGCATCTTTTTTCGTTCCGGTATTTGTCACTCTCGCATTTTCTCCTGCCGGAAGGGTTCTTGTGTCCCCTGCCTGAACCGTGGCACTGAATTTTCCTTCCTGTGCAGCTTTTATAATTTCTTCTTTGGTTTTCTCCATTTCCTCAATGGCAGCCTGTGTCTTTTTTAGAAGTTCATCAAATAAATTGCTTCCATTTTCACTGTCAATGGGGATAAGACTTCTACTTACCTTAATAGGCTGGATAAACGTTAATAATGTTTTTCCATTGATTTGTACCTCTGCCTGTAAAGAAACTTCTCCCTTTTCCGCAAACATTTGTTTTACAGGCTCTACCCTGATTACGTTATCTTCAATTACTGCTGTATTGTAAATTCCTTTTTTCGAAGGTTTTTCTACACACACCATCGCTGTGGCATTTTCCGGTATATCATAATCAGCAATTTCAAATTCAATCGGTACTACATCAGCCCCTTGGGGATACTCGATTACATCCTTGATATAATCCCTTAGTACAAAAATTTTTCTTTTAATACTTTCCATCGTCTTCTCACCTCCTTATGCCGGTATAAATCTTACAATATACAATTTCTCTGGTTCCGGCGGAATAATTCCACCACCATCTTTATATCGAAGCACTAAATCCCATGGATAGCTGTAAAAGTTCGCTTCATAAACTTCCGTTCCGGTCTGATCTCCTGTTTCCGGATGCCCTCTACTGGAGGAAGCATGTACAATTCTTCCGTTTCCCAGATACATAGCGGTGTGATGCGTAGTATTTAAAAATACATCACCACGCTGCGCTCCGTCTCCATTTACAAGGTTTACATCATCTGCAACAGTAAAACCTGCCGCCGTAAAATACTGCTTCATATTTCCGGTGTAAACTCCCGTACCGCCTCCAATGTTCACCCCTGCTTTTCGATATGCCTGTGTAACAAAGGAAGAACAGTCGTAATCAGGTCCCCAGCGGTTTTGCTGGCTGTATCCGTGGCTGTCATCCGCTGCGGTATCGCAAGCCCACTTGATAGCCTTTTCAATTACGTCTGCACCGGAGAATTGTTCCAGATAGTTGTACCATTTTCTTGCACACTGCCTTCTTTCTGCTTCTACTTCCACGCCGGCACGTTCAAAATTCTTTAAAAATGCACTTGCCAGATATTCGGGGCTTTCTTTGCTTGTCCGGAACTGCTCAAAGGAAATGGGATAAGCAGATGTTTTAATCCACTGTCCCGATGAAACGGTTAAATTCTGTATCCAATAGAGCTGTCCGTCCGGATTGTTAATGCTGTATCCGTTTGCCGTTGCCCAGTTGGTATAATTGGTTGCCGGAGTCCATTGCACAAGCCCGAAGCCGCCTTTATAGTTTCCTTCTTGCAAGCTCTGCCATAATCCGGGGTTTATATTCGACTCTTTTTCCATGTTTCCTAAAATGCCGCCTATGGCATTTAAAGACCAGCCCATTTTCGCAAAGTATTTATGCACTTCGATGGCATTTCCCTGCATCTGTGCTTCCGTCAGGTACTTGTTTCCTATCGTCCATGCCATTAAAATACACCTTCTTTCGTATTTCCCCCTACGACTATGCCATTTACCAGTTCTATAAATGTTCCGTCAGAAAATTCCAGTCTTCCGGTTTTTGCAAGCTTTCCATTTACATCCAGTTCTCCGGCGCTTATCCCCACAGCATCTCCATCTTTTCTTACCCAAAATCCCCCTTGGTAAGAGTCTTTTGGTGTTCCTCCTGTAAAAGCGGTGTAGCTCGGCCAACCGCTTGGAAGTCCGTCCGGTGTACTCGGCAAGCTTCCGCAACAATGGATACTTGCAATGATATCTCCATCTACTCCCAAAATCTCAAGATTTCCGTCATTAAACCGAAATCCTCTTTCTACCCTTCCGATTGCAGATGTTTCAATCAGGAGCTGTGCTGCTTTTATAAGCCCTTTGTTTAAATCAAACTTAAAGCCATTCGCACCTTCTTCATAGTTTTTAGACATCAATGTACCACCACGGATACGGTCTGCAACCATAGTTCCGGCCACAATTAAATCTGCAAAGAAACCTTGTCCTGTTCCAAAGGTTTTCCAGTCCCAGTCCCTTCCATCAACAGTACGTTTACCGGCAATCTGAAATCCCATTGTCCCCAAGCATAAAGCTCCGTATGTAGGTGATTTTTCATCTAAATCTTCAAATAAAACAGCTCTTACCGCGCTCTTTTTTGCAGCGCTGCTCTGTGCCCGCATCTGTGCTTTCACTCCGTCTATCAGGCCTTGTATTTGCTCCCCTACTACGGTTCCGTCCGGTCTGATTGCGCCGTCTATGCGGTTTACCATGCTTGTTACATTATTAAAGTAATTGTATTGGTAATCTCCTAATACTGTCTGTGTGGTTTTTCCTGCCAAACAGTCATATTCCAATTCAATTACCCTTGCATCTGTAACAATTCCCAGCTTGCTATGCTTGCAATGTACAACATCTCCCAATCCTACCGTTTCCAACTCCTTATATTCTGCATACTCTTTCGCATTCTGAAGGAGTACCAATTCTACGGAAATGGAAATCTTTGGTTTGTCAATACCAAGGGCGTATTGCTGCCGACTTTTTTCTTCTAAGGCTTTGTCTAATTCCTCCTGCGTATCACAGATAATTACTCCGTTTTCTTCATCTTCTTCCGATGCGTCCTGTCGCATTTTCACATCATCAAATGTCATGGTGGCAATTTTTACAGTCGGGTACTTATCAATCAATTCAGAGTCCACATAGCTTGAACTCTTATAGCCGTTGTAAGCTTTCGGGAAAATCCTTGTTACAACTTCCCTTGTGTCAATTTCTTCCTGCACTCCGTCTTTTTTAATATTTTTCCCGTAAAGTACCTGCACTCCATAATCGTTTCCCTGTCTTTTATTGACAATTACTTCGTAATTATTAAAAAAGGTTTCGCCACCCCAGCGGTTTATAAAGGAATTATCATCATTACCGTTTAAAGCTTCGATAAAGTTCTTGTATTCGTAATAGGCAGTGCTTCTCACGGTAATATCTGACTTTGCACTATACTTTCCATTAGGGGCAAGCATAATATCAAGAGCTTCCTGCCCTGTTTTATCTGTCGGGCGAATGTCCTGTAAGAAGCAGTCTTCTTTTGCGTCCATAAAAATAGGCTCTGCGTAAGCAGTCACTCCCGTTTCCGCCTTTTCCTTCTGTTTTATACGAAATAACTGCTCTCCATTAAAAGATGGCACTTTCACAACCGCTTCTTCTGTTATGTACGCCCATCTTCCTTCCTCGTCTATGGGATGATGTAATTCCAGGGACCATGCCCCGTTTAATACCACGTGTGCCAGAGTTTTATCCGGTAATAAGGGCATATCTCCGTTTGCTTTAAAATTCATGTTCTCCGGCTTATAAATCTGTATCACTATAAGCACCTCCAGTTTGGTTTTATCTGCAACGCAAAACCGGGAGAAACAGAAATCCTGTTCCTTCCCGGCTTCAAATATAAGTCTTCATATTCTCCTGTTATTGCAGTATTTTGCAAGGTTTTGTCTTCTTTGTATGTAAGCATGCGTTCTGTATCGATAATCAGGCTTCGGCTTACATTTGCTTCCATGCTGTTCCCATTTACAGTCAGTGTACAAAGGCCTTCACCTCTTAAATAATATATTGGTTGTGCCATATCATACGGATTATCAATTTTATCTAAAACTGTTTCTTTTATTTTTCCATCTACCATATATTCAAAAGGAGAACAAGCAAATTTAATCTCAAATGTTCCATATTTTCTTAATTTCCTTTCAAATTTTGATATCTGAACTTCCTTCACTTTCCAAAAGACTTCCGCATCATCCGAAAAAATAAGCTCTCCTTCTCCTGAAAGCCAGCTTTCCATTTGTCTTCTTTTACGGTTCCATTGTTCTTCCGGTTCCTTGAAAGAACATTTTACTGCTATTTCCCTATTTTCGTATTTATAAGCCTTTTCTGTAAGCATTTCCATATTGCCTGAAATCTCTTTATAAGATATCTTTCTTTTCTTTCCCGGAATATCCGGTCGTGACTCTACATAAATCCCGTAGCTTTCTGCTGTTCTTCCATTGTATTGAAATCCATATTTAACCATAATTCAACCTCATGCCCTTTGCCCTTAAATATCCTGACTGTTTTTTAGAAATTCCCTGCATGGCAATATCTACAATTTCTGTGCGACTATAAGACTCTCCCACGTAAATTGGCATTTCTAATACAATCTTTTCAAGTGAATTTCCTGTTTTTGAAATATTTCTTTCATTTCCTGTCATAGTGGGAATATCCATGCTTTCCCGTATCATTCCATTGACATCATTCATCTTGTTTTTATAGCCAATTCCAAACCCCTCTGCGGTATATCCTCCTAATTTTTCAAATACCTTTGAAGGAGAATGGATATCCAATTTGCTTCTGGCTTCTTTCACTGCTGCCGCACATACCTGACTGACTGCATTTATGACATTTGAGCGACCTGCTTTTATACCATTTGCCAATCCCTTGGATACATCTTCACCCTCATCATACAATGTATTCTGATCTAGTTTCACCGCTTTCACTGTCTTCTGAATGGAGCTCATTGCCTTTTTAATAGTTCCGGTCTGGCTTTTTATTCCGGACGCAAGTCCTTCAACTGTATATCCTCCCAGTCTTTTGAAGACTTTCGAAGGAGAATGGATTTCCATCTCATCTTCATAACCTTGCGCTGCCATTTTCCCTAATCTCTCTGTTTCATTATATACTTGCTTTTGATTTACTGAAATTCCTGAAACAAGTCCTTTCACAGTGTCAACGCCGTACTCTCCCATAAGTGCATTAATTTTTTCTTTTCCACCATTTAAAGCGACTGTATATTGTTCAATCATTCCCTGCACGCTGGCATCCACACCGGCTTTCATATCCAAAGACTGGCTCCACATTTCATTTGCTTGCTTTAACTGTTCATCTGTCATAGATGCAAATGCCTGCACATAGCTAGAACCTTGTGGTCCCATTTCTGCCAGTTTGTCAATAATTCCCTGATTTACACCTCTATCTGCTAATAAAGCCATATTATCAGCCCATTGAGAAACTCCTTCGATTTGTGACTGCATATTTTCAAGAAGTTTCTGGCTGGAGATTTCAGTTCCTGCATTAAACTCCTCAAACATATTCATCTGGCTTTCAATAACTTCCGACACCTTCTGCTGCATTCCTGCATAGGTATCTGCTATGCTCTGTACTGCCAGAGCGTTTGCTTCTGCCGCTGCTGTCTGTGCATCAGAATTTGTGTTTGTAGCATCTGTGTTTTCATTTGTTTTCTGTGTTATCTGGTTAATATATTCTGAGTTTGCCTCTATCTGCGCCTGTATATTCTTTTGCTGCTTTTCGTTCTCTGCTACTGCATCTGTATTCTCTTTCTGTGCTTCTGACAATTCTTTTACTGTCTGGTAATAATCCATATTTCCCATTTGTAATCCCATTGTCAGAGCATTAATTCTATCCAGTATACCTATTTTTCTATCACCAAGCTCTGCCTGTTGATTTTCCAATTTAATAGCTTCTACTTCCAGCTCTGATTTCTTTTTCAGCAGCTCTATGGCATATTCTTGAGCAGCCTGCTGTTCAATCTGCTTTTGATTGTTATTCAAATATTCTTCCAACTGCTGATTGGTCATGTTTAATTTATTGGTCTGCTCATCGTATGCTAAATTCAAGTTTGGCACTAATTCGTTTAATTGAGATACGTCCTGACAAACAACAGATTTCTGTTCCGCACTTAAATTTTCTTGCTTCGTCAGACTTTCCAAGTCATCTGCCAGTTCTTTTGCATATTGCCCCTGCGCCTGCATTTCTTCCGTATTATCTTCATAATTTGCAGTCAACTCTTTCGCCGCTTTTGAAACTTCATTTGCCGACTCACACACTTTCTTATTCTTTTCAGAAAGCATTTGCACTTCTTTTGAGGCTTCTCCGGCAAATTCTGCATAAGTCGCCAATGCTGTTCCTGCCGCAACCAATGCTGTCACTACAATACCTATGGGGTT